TATTACTCTGAAACCTTGACAAAAGTCGGGTTGCAGTACATGCAAGCACGCAGTAACTTTGCTGCTGGACAAGTTTTTCCTAACTGTCCTGTAACTCTTATCTCTGGTACATATCCTACCTATGATAAAACTTATTGGATGAAAAATGAAGCCAAGGTTCGTGCTCCTGGTACTGAAAGTGCTGGTTCGCCTCATGCTCGTGGGACTGATAGCTATGCCTGCGAAGATGTTGCTTTCCATGACGATGTACCATTGGAGAATATCAATAACGATCCGAAAGCTCTCAATCCTGAATCTGCTGCTACTCGTCGAGTTACGAATAAGATTGACATTTATGACGAAGTCGATTTTACGACCAACTTCTTTGGAACTGGTATTTGGGGCACCGATTTGACTCCGAGTACTTTGTGGGATGCAGCGTCAGGCAGTGACCCTCTTAATGATATTGATACGGCTAAACAGACCGTGAAGAAAAATACTGGATTTGATCCGAATCGTATCGCTATGAATCGTGAAGTGTATGATGTACTCAAGCGTCATGCTGATATCAAAGAGCAGATCAAATATACATCCAGTCGTAATGTGACTGCTGAACTCTTGGCCTATATGTTTGAGGTTGATCAGGTTATTGTTCTGAACGGTGTGTATGACTCAGCTAAATATGGTGCTGCCGCTTCTCAGGGTTTCATCGGTGGTCAGCATTGTTTGGTCTACCATGCTTCCAATGGTCCTTCTCTGGAAGAGCCTTCAGCCGGTTATCGTTTCGTCTGGAATGGTTACGGTTCTGATGGTTTTGGTGTTGAAAGTAGAGAAAAAGCTGACAACAAAGCGGTTCGTATTGAGGTACATAATTATCGTGACTTCAAGCTGGTCGCTGCCGACCTCGGCTATATGCTTGACAACGTCTTAACATAGTAGGTGATTTGAATGGCTGCACTTGTATCTGATATTCGATCTGAATTGCAACTGACCTTAGCTGACATTTCTGACGCTGATATTATATACGCACTGGGTAAGGTTGGGGGAAACCTTAACCTTACCTGTGCAGCTGTTCTTCGCATGCTTGTACATAAAAATCGAGGGCGAAGACAATTTACCCTTGGTAGCTTTAGTGAAACAGTTAGTGTAAAAGAGCTTCGTGCTCAAATCAAATATTATAAGGATCAAGCTGGTAATAATGCTTTAGTTGAGATTGAAGAACCTGATCCTGACTATATCTTCACTGTGGATGGCATGTAATGTGGGAAAATGAATCTTTCACATGGAAGTCTGAAACTCGTGATAAATATGGTACGATATCCGGCACTTCAAGTACAACCTTCAAGGGGTATAATGAGTACAGATCAGAACTTTATACAAGTGGGGATAAATTCGGTACCACTGAAATGTGTAAAGGGAGAATTCATACCAAGTCAACTCTTAGTTTCGATATTAATGATCTAGTAACTGTTGATGGCTCTGATTTTACGATTAAAGACTTAGCCAAGTTTAGTGTTCCAGGTTTAGCTTTTCAGTTGGTATTTTATGGGTAAAGAGTTTGCAGGCCTTATTCAAGGTATTGATCGGCTCATGAGTAAGTTAAATTATGCTGATGTAGCAATGGCCGAGAAGTTGCTGGATGCAACTTTCTATGAATATCCTCGCCCTGCTTGGGATACAGGTGAACTCAGAAGTAGCGGTGCTGCTTATATAGGTACAACGAAGGTGGCTGAAACTCCTGAAACTGGTCAAAATCCTATGGTGCCAGAAGCCTGGAGAAAAAAGCGTGGCCGTAGCCAATTTACTCGTGGTGGTAATCAGTCTTTTGCTTCCGTCCGTATGCGTGCTCTACGTACTGCTACTCGCATGTCTGGCATGGCTTTAACTCGTACTGTAAGAGGTAAAATTAGCATAATTTATCGTGCGCAAGCTGCTGCGTTAATGAATGAGTGGACACTTAGCATAGGTCAAGGCCGTAGCTTTACATCTCCTGATGCTGGTCCTCATTATATTTCAGCTAAACTTGCAAAAAGTAATCAATACATGACTGAAGTTTTCAGGGAGATTTTAGCCTAATGTATGCTAAAGAAATCCTTGATTATGTTGAAACTAAAACAGGCCTGGTAGTTGGCACTACTTTATTTCTCGGTAATCTAGCCGATGGTGTTGATACAGGCGTTGTCCTTTTCGATGGTCAAGGGCAGGAAAATGATACTGGCCTATTTTGCTTCATTGTCGGTATAAATTCAACTGCTCGAGACTATTATACTGCTAAGGTCAACTGTATCTTAGCTTTTAGTCCATTAGCTTATTCCAACGGATTTACCGTTGTTAGTAAGAAATTTTTCAATACCACCGTAATGAGTAATCCCGCATATTTAGGCCTCAATGAGAAGGGTTACTCGATGTTTTCAGCTTCTATAATCGCTTACACGGAGGAATAAATTATGGCTTTAGAACTTGGTCCTTGCTCTGTCGCATTTGGCGTCAAAGGGTCGGAAGTAAGTCTCGGCAAAACTCATGGAGGTGTCAGCGTAAGCATTGTTGATGACTCCGTAGATCTCAAGTCTGATCAGTATGGTTCTTCTCCAGAAGATACTATTATCACTGGAACGACCGTTGGGGTTGAGTTAGCACTTGCTGAGATAACTCTTGACCGTCTTGCTACTGCACTAAATCAGACAGGTGCTGCGCATGAAACAGCTGGAACACCTGGAGATACTATTGCTACACCAGGTGAAAATAATGTTGGTACATCTATGCTTGATAATGCAGGTAGTTTGCTGCTCAAAAAGTATGTAGATGGTGCTGCGTCTGTTGCTACTGCTGATCAAATTCGATTTCCTGCAGCTTGTCCTGTTGCAGATGTTGCGCTCAGCTATGATGCAGAAAATCAACGTATCTTAAAACTTAAATTTACATGTTTTCCAAAGCTTATTACAGACTATTGGGGAACAGATACGGCTGATGTTGTAAAAACCGTATCGTATATCTTTGGTGACGAATCTGACATTGGTACATGAGTTTAATCTTAGTGGGAGGCGTTTACTCGATAAACGTCTCCCTTCTTTAACTTCAGGAGGGCGAAATGAAAGTATTTAATGGTGAAGAGTTCTTGGCAAGCCGTGGTTGTGAGATTAACTTATCAAACGGAACGAAGTATATTGTGAAAGATCTTTCAGACAGCACGTTGGAAGCACTCACAAGTATATCAGAAGATACACCATTCAATGAAGTTCGTAACGTAGTTGTCCAAGCACTTCAGGCGAAAGTCGAGGACATTAAAGAAGTAGGAATGGTAGAGCTGCAAGGGGCGCTAAGTTTTTTGTCCGAGAGTTTGTTCAGTACAGAGTCACAGAGCGAGAAGATCAGCGATTAATTCGGATCTTCACTGTAGTGAGCGAACTGCATTTTGATTTTGAATATACTAAGGGCCTTGACCAAGTACGGCTTGACTTTTTCTACAAAGAGGCCAAGCGCCAACGTATTGACAAGGCTTTTAGTTTATACAATCTGATCCAAACCATGATGATGGAAAAGGATGAAACTAGAAAAGTTTTTGCGGTTTTAAAAGAACATCTTAATCCACATAGAATAACATACGTGCCAGACAAGCGAGAAACAAAAACAGGCTGGGCATTACTTCGTAGTAGGAGAAGGTAACTCATGGATGTTGGAAGTGCAAGAGGTAAATTTGAGCTGACTGGGCTCGATAAAGTCATAACGGATCTTAAAACTTTTCGTACTGACTTGAAAGCATCCAATCTTGATTATGTTAAGCATAGAAAACAACAAACATTAGTTGTTAAGAGCTATGCTAAATATTCTACTGCTATTCGTACGGCGATAGGAAGTCAAAAAACTTACGCTGGTGCTATACGTGCAACAGGCGTAGCTTTAGTAGCGTTAGAACGTAAACAAGCTAAAGCCGCAGCTGCAGCACGGGCCTCCATGAAAATTGGATCCCAGGGACTTGGGTTAACTGCATCTAGAGCCTATGGAGGGATGCGTGACTTTACTCCGAGCCAGACTGGTATTAAAGCTGCCCAAGATTATCTTGCTGGTGCTCGTAATGTTAAACTTTTTGATAAAGCAATTATAGCAACAAAAACAAGTTTAAGTGGTGTTGCTGTGAAATTAAGGGCTAGCGGTACTGCGCTTAAAACTTTTGCTAGTAAAACACTTCTTGCATATAAAGGCCTACGACGCTTTCTTGGTGTCGCAAATCAAGCATCAGCTCGTGCTGGAGATTGGTGGCATCGTTTTGGTCTCGTTGCTGTAGGCTTCTCTATTGCCTATCGTGCTATTAATGCAGTTGAAGCTGGCATCCGTCAAGTTACAAATGCCTTTGTTGGCGGCCTCAAAGCACTTGATAATTATAAACAAAGCCTTGCTACCATCAGCGGCATGCTTGGTATGCTTTCTACTGGGGGTGGTGGTTTTTCCAAGCGTTTTGATTACTTCCATAAACAGATGCAAGGTACAATGCGTGAATCCATGCGACTTGCTCCTATGTTCCGATTAAGTATGAATGAGATATCAGAAGCATATAAAGAGCTTGCACAGTTCGGTGTATATACTTCTCAAGATATGACAAGGAATACTCTCACCGCTATTGCTGCTATCAAAGAGATTGCAGTAACCACAGGAAGTTCTACTCGCCAGATTCGGCAGGAAATTCAGGCTGTCTTCAGTGGTCAAACCCGTGTAACAGATCAGTTTGGTCGATTTTTAAAACGCTTTCCTGAACTTCGCAAACAGCTTTTTGGTATCAACAAATTTGCTACGTCTAACCAAGAAAAATGGCGTCTTGCACTTGAAGCAATCTCAGACTATTTTAAAGCAATTGTAGAAGCTAATAAAACTGTACTTTCGCAGCTGCAAATTACACAGAATACATTAAATATCATATCTCTACGCGCACTTGAGATGAGTGGCACTTATAATACTTGGTTAGCTCAGCTTACTAATTTCAATGGTCGACTTATTAAGGCTGACGGTACTCTTGGAGACATGGGTGTAAAGATGCTTAATATCTTTGGTAAGGGCTGGTATTTAATAGATAAAGTTGGCAACCTTATTTTTAAATTTGCTGTTAATTTAAAACGTATGGGAACTAGTATTAAAACTGCTGCATCCGATTATAGTGGTTTGATATCTCAAACATTTAAGTTTTACATGGCAATGAACTTAGCAAGTTTTGCTTTAGGCACAGTACTCCGATTAGGTAAGTTTGTTGTTGTGTTTTTAACTAACCCTTTTGTGATTTTAGTTGGTGCTTTGGTTCTTGCTAATAGTTTAATGAAGGAATTTGCAGGCATATCTTTTACGGATCTTGCAAAAAGTTTTGGTACGTTCTATGATAAATTTACAAGTTTTATTGATACATACTTGCCAAACTTTATGCGCATTATGAATCCGAAAAATGCAGGAGAAGGATGGAAGTTATTAGCGAAAAGTGCTGAACTATTTAAACGTGGATATGACACACAAACTAAAACAATGATCTTACCTAATTTACCTAAAACACAAAAGGAGTTGAAACAATTAGAGTTGGACATTATAGATTATTGGGCACGGATGAAGGCTTTAAGTAAGGCTTATACTGAAGATGTTGAAAAAAAGACAAGTACAGGATTTTCAGATCGTATGCACAATGTGTTAAAAGATTCATTAAACACTATAACATCTACTTTTGATACTTTAGGTAAAGCTGTAACTGGGATATCTAATAAAGATCTTAAATTTAATTTTCCTGAATTTGATCCCAAAAAGTTTAAACTCCAGATGGATGAGATAGCTGCTGGTTTGAATGGTATTAAACTAGGTTTTGATACTACTGGAGATGAAATAAAGGAAAAAGCCAAGGCTGTATATGAGTATGTTGGCGATAGTTTTGGAAAGTTTGTGGGAGATACTATTAGAGGTGAAATAACTTCTTTAGAAGATGTCATTACCGGGTTTCTAAATATGATTCGTGATGCGTTTGCAAATGCTTTCCAAGATATTGCAAACGATATGGCAAGAACATTCATGAAGAACCAGTTTGCAGGCTCTAGTGGGAATATTCTGAACTTTCTCGCCAGTCCTTTTGGTAAAACTACAGCTTATTCTGGACCAACTCCAAGTGGAACAATAGGAAGTGGGGGAGCTTGGGGAGGAACAGCAACAGTAGCTCTTGCTTCTGGCGGAATGATTAATGAACCTGTATTTGGTATCGGTGCTAGTGGCCGTACATATACCTTTGCTGAAAAAGGCCCCGAGCGAGTCCTCTCCAACAAAGATTCATTTGGAGGTTCTACTGGTAATGTTGTAGTCAATGTAATTAACAAATCTTCTACTCCTGTCGATGCTAAGGTTGGTGATACTAAACGTCAACTTCGTAATATGGTAACTGAAGTAATTCTCGAAGATCGTCGTCGTGGCGGCGTAATTTCAAGAGGTTAACATGGCTTTTCCTACACTATCCCGTTCTCCATTAAAGGTTGCAGTTGCATATCGTGACAATAAAGTTAGCGGTATGTCGGAAGATTTTTACGTGTCTAGGCGTCCTCGTGTGACTAAGGATGTCCGAACCTTTGGAGTTACTTACGACCCATTGAAAACTGCTGACAGAGATTTACTTGTAACACATTTTGAAAGTGTCGGTCTACATACTTCATTTAGCTGGACAGATAATGAAAGTAATACTTATACGGTCTATTATAACAAGCCATTAAAGTATACCCGGCTAGTTCCTGGTTGGTTTACAATAGATACTTTGGAGTTAATTGAACAATGAGAACATTTTCAACTGCTGCACTTGCCGACTCTAATGCTGTTTCAAGTTCTACGCCTTGGTTAATTTTCCTTGATATTCCATTTCCAGGAGACCCTGCTTACTATGTGCGAAATAATGAAAATATTACCTGGAATAGTATAGTATACACCGCTGCTGAATTCGACATTTCAGCTATTCCAGCCAAGTCCACTGGTGAACTTCCTGAGATAACGCTTAGCATTATGAACACAGCAACATTAGTAAAAGAACTTGAAGAACACTACGGTTACATCGGAACTGGCGTAACAGTATATTATGTTCATTATGCAAGTATTGGTACAATAGTACAAGCTAATTGGCCTCTTCGTTTTAGCTTCAAGGTTACGAATTGTGCAATTACCCGAGATCAAGTTACTTTCACCCTTGGGGTTCCCAATTATCTTAAGCAGAAATTTCCACAGCAAAAATATCACAAAGACACTTGTCCTTACCTTTACAAAGGCGACTATTGCTGGATGAAAGGAAAGACTGTAGTTACTGCTGCCGATCAATGTAATAATCTATTTGAACCTTACGAAACCTCAGATGGTAATTACTATACTGACCCAGGTTGCAAAGCTCACTTTAATGATCTTGCTGTAGTAAATCGTCCTCACTATACATCTGGAAGTGCAACTATCACATATATTCCTTTTGGTGGGTTTCCAACAATCGGTAAAGGTTCATATCGATATGGATGAGTTTTTAGGTTCTCTTGTTGGTAAGCCATATCGTCAAAATGATTATAGCGGAGAAGGGTTTGACTGTTATTCTTTAATCCATTACATTTATAGTCATTACGGTATCATCATACCTAAGCATATAACCAATCATGCTGTTCGTAATTTGAACAAAGAAATAAAACAAGATTTACCTCTATGGACTTCGGTTGAATATGATGATAGAACATTTCTTGACATCCTTCTTTTCAATACAACATTGCGACTCAAGACGCATGTTGGACTTGTAATCAATAGACAACTTTTTATGCATGCGGTAGATGACGTTTCAGTAGTTATTGGTAAATTCAAATCTAGTCCTTATATAGCAAAACTTTACAAGGTATATAGATGGCATACTCTATAAAACTTATTGAGATAACAGATCCATTTGCTGAAGACTTTGGCCTTGTGGTGACTGATAAAGTATTGCTACAGCCAGTATCTTTAGAGGAGTTTCTATCTGAACAGTACCCAGATGAAGTTCGATATGCCTATGTAAATATGGTGGAGGTTGAATTATCTACTGCTCTTGTTGATGGTAATGTTGTATTAGTGGCTGATGAAGTTGGAAAGTCAGGGCTTAAGATTGTAGCTTCTCTTGCTATTATGGCAGCAGCATGGTGGGCAGCTCCATACATAGGGCCTATGATGGGTCTTGCTGCGTTTACTGAAGCAGGTGCTTGGACAATGACTACTATGGTTGCTTTTACAGCATTGAACATGGTAGGCAATATCCTTATAAATGCACTTATTTCTCCAGATCTTCCTGATACTAGCAATACAGGTATGGATAAATCCAAAGCCTATCTCTGGACCGGTCCTCGAAATCAATCTGCACAGATGATTCCAATTCCAGTTGTCCTTGGAACATTTCAGGTAGCTGGAAATCTTATAAATGTCTATACGGAAACAAACAAGGTAAATAGCAGCGGTGTATCTGTTAGAGAAACGATTTACATGCTTTATGGACTCACTGGTAATGAGTTGCATGAAATTACAGAATGTAAAATTAATGACATGGATGCAGACACTTTTGACGAAACTGATCGAAGTGTTTATTATACGAAAGGTACAGCAGCACAGTGCCCACATGATTCTAATCTTGCAACTACTGCGTTGTATGGTGGTGAAACTGCAGCCCCTGCTGCCGAAGGTGTCCTTTTTCCTGATTTAATAGAAGAAACAGTTTGTAATAAGTTAATTGAAATTCCTTATCACAATTTTACAAAGACTACTTCAAATGTAACAGTATTTACCGATGGTGTATCACAAGGGATATATGCAAATTTAAATCAAACTGTGACTGCTGGTGCTACTGGAAATATTGTTCTACGTCATAGTGTTGATGTTACTATACCAACTACAGGTGTTATTAGAGTATCATATACTCAAACTACACAAAATGTTAATGTTGCTTTAATACGTTATACTGGAAGAACAATAGTTGATTCTGAGCATACTACACTTACTGGAATTACCAGGGATGAAACCAACTTCGATTTTTCATCTGGTGACATAGTTGAGTTCTTTACCTATGCAACAAAGGAAGTGGAAAAAGTAACTGGGCTTAGTTATTTGGTTGATGCCCCTTGGGATAATTGGACACAACAGCTTCGGCCTTCTTATACACAGCAAGAGGTTAAGACGAGTACGCTTGATGATATTAAAATCCAAGTTGTATTTGATCGTGGCTTGTACTCAATGGGAAATAAGTCAGGAGATAAATTTGAACGGGTAATGGGATTTAATTTCTCAATTACAGATGGAGCTACTACAGAAACATTAGTCTTGCCTGCTGTTGGTTATGATGAAATGACAGCAACTGAAAAGAAATATTGTGTGCGAGGAAAATATACAGCTACCCATTTTGTTGAATTTAAGTTTGTTGATATATTGAAGGACGCTGAAACAATAAATAGCTTTTCATCTGCATTCCTTGATGCAACAAAGACAACACTTGTTAATCATACTTACACCGTCGGTATCAAGATATCATCTACACAAACTCATGGTAGATATGCAGTTAATCACGGAATGCTATCTTGGGTTGTCCATGCTTATGACCCTACAGCAGAAAAAGCTAAAGGAACAGACTTCTATGATTGCCATTTTTCACGAGTTGAGGCACTTAGCTACGGCACCGTACTTAATTATCCTCACACAAGTACTCTTGGTCT